GAAGCTGCCTTAGATATTTTAGCAGAATTCTGTACACAAAAAGACAAAGAAAATGCCACACCGTTTCACACATTCTTCCGCGGCCAACCAACTGGTACTGAAGTTAAGTTAATCAAAGACGCACTGCAAAAATGGACTAAACAACAACAATTTGAAACACGTATTTTTAAAATTGTTCGTAACACGTTTAAGTATGGCGATTGTTTTTTCCTAAGAGATCCAGAAACTAAAAAATGGTTATTTGTTGATGCAGCCAAAGTAAGCAAAATCATTGTAAACGAAAGCGAAGGTAAAATTCCAGAGCAATATGTGATTCGTGACATTAATTTTAATTTTAAAGAAATGGTAGCGGTAACACCTCATGGTACAACTAACACAGCGCCTAGCGGTGTAAGTTCATATACATCGGGTGGCGGGTTTGGACGTGGTATGGTAGGATCAGCAGCTCAACCGCCAGGTACACGCTTTGGTAATCAATCAAATGAAATCACAGTTGATGCTAAAAATGTTGTACATATCAGCCTATCAGAAGGCCTAGACAATAACTATCCGTTTGGTAATTCATTACTAGAAAGTGTTTTCAAAGTATACAAACAGAAAGAATTACTTGAAGATGCTATCATTATCTATCGTATACAACGTGCTCCAGAAAGACGTATTTTCTACGTTGACGTAGGTAACATGCCAGCACACATGGCCATGGCTTTCGTAGAAAGAGTTAAGAATGAAATCCAACAACGTCGTATTCCTAGTGCTACAGGTGGTGGTGCTAATATTGTTGACTCTTCGTATAATCCCTTATCAACTAACGAAGATTATTTCTTTCCACAAACAGCAGAAGGTCGTGGATCAAAAGTTGAAACATTACCGGGTGGCACTAACCTAGGTGAAATTACAGATCTACGTTTCTTTACAAATAAATTATTCCGTGCTTTAAGAATACCAGCAGCATACCTGCCAACAGGTATTGAAGAATCCAGTAACACAATCGCTGACGGTAAAGTAGGTACAGCATATATCCAAGAATTACGATTTAATGAATATTGCAAACGCTTGCAATCTATGATTGTTGAAACGTTTGACTTAGAATTTAAACTTTGGTTACAGACACAGGGTATCAATATTGATTCAAGTTTATTTGAACTCAAATTTAATCACCCACAGAACTTTGCAGCATATCGCCAGTCAGAACTCGATACTGCCCGTGTAACAACGTTCGCACAGTTACAAGAAGTTCCGTACATGAGTAAACGTTTTGCTATGAAACGATTCTTAGGATTATCACAAGAAGAGATCACAGAAAACGAACAACAATGGAAAGAAGAAAACGGAGCGAAACTTGAAGCACCAACAAACGCAGCAGCAGAACTACGTTCAGCAGGAATTACTCCTGGTGGAATAGCAGCAGATCAAACAAGCCAAGACACTGAAGCACCCGAAGATATGGCAGCAGCCGCAGAACCCGGGGCAGAAGGTGAAGCAGCAGCAATCGAAACCCCAGCTCAATAATATAAATATAAACATGCTTCTACGTGAATTCATCTATTTTAATGACAACAACAACGATTTTGCTGTTGATCGTCGCTACGACAACAAACGTGATAGTTCTGTTGTTGAAAAAGAAGATACTCGTAAAGTAAGGCTAACATTACGCCAAATCAATCAGCTAAGACTTCAAGCAGAAGCCCACAACGCTGAACACCAATCTGAGCTGGGATTCATCCAACAAATGTATGCGACCCCAGTAAGTGAAGAAACAGCAGCCTGATAACACCGCATTCGTACTTGGGAATGGACGCAGTAGAACGGCAGTTAATCCAACATCTTTGAAATCTCTAGGAACTTTATATGGTTGTAATGCCTTATATCGAGAGATAGCTCCTCATTATTTGATAGCTGTTGATGTTAAAATGGTTAACGAAATCATAGCGGCAGGCTATCATAGAATACACCAAGTATGGACTAATCCTAACAAAGGTATCAGTTCTAAAGCCAACATAAATTTTTTTACTCCGCATAAAGGATGGAGTTCTGGACCTACAGCATTATGGTTTGCAGCCAGCCAAGGACACAAGGAAATATATATAATTGGCTTTGATTATCAGGGAAATAACGGCAAATTTAACAACGTCTATGCTGACACTTTTAACTATAAAAAGTCAACAGATTCTGCTACGTTCCACGGTAATTGGTTAAATCAAACAGAAAAAGTAATTAAAGAATTCAAACACACTAAATTTTTTAGAGTAATCACACCAGACGCATATATTCCAGATAAACTAGGCTCCACCTTACCAAACCTTAGCCACATACATTTTACAACTTTTGAACAAAAATTTCCAGGCACTATATATAACGAACAAACCGATCAAAAAAGTACCATTTAATGCCATTTTTTAAAATGTGTGTTAAATAATTCGACAGCCGAGTCATCAATATAAATTTTAGGAGAATAACATGGCAGATAAGAAAATTATCGAACAAATGCTAGAGCATTTGGTAAATGACGATCAAGCAAGAGCAGAAGAGCTCTTCCACGAATACGTAGTATCAAAATCACGTGAAATTTACGAAGAATTGATTGAATCTGAAATTTCAGAAGAATCAAAAGAAGAAGAAGAAGAAGTTGAAGAAGCAGCTAAAGATGAAGATGCAGAAGACGAAAAAGTTGACGAGTCAACAGATGAAGATGAAGACGAAGTTGAAGAAGGATTTGAAGATATCGCTATCGAAGCAGATGACGAGATGGGCGGTGATCCAACTGACGACTTAGAATCAGAATTAAATGCTGAAGAAGACGGCGAAGAAGAAGCTGAAAAAGGCGAAGAAGAATTATTTCAAGACCTAGAAGCTATCGTTGACGAACTTCAAGCTAAATTCGATGAATTAAAAGGTGAAGAAGGCGAGCATGAAATGGGCGGTGAAGAAGAGCCAAAAATGGACGCTTTTGAACCAGAATTAGAAACAGTACGTGAATATGTTGAGAAAGTTCCAGCAGGTCACGGTGCTGAAAAGAAAGGTGCTGCTGAAAAAGCTGACAACACTAAGTCAACAATCGACAACATGAAGAATGACATGGGCGGTACAACTGCTAACATTCTAAGCAGCAAAGAAGATTCATCTTCAAAAGGTACAGCAGGTGGTTTAGCAGGTAACAAACCTAAAGAAGATAATGCAGGTAATATCAATGTTCCAGGCGGTAAAGCAGGTAATGCTTTCTCAACAAAAGAAGCTGGACATGGTGCAGAGAAAAAAGGTGCTGCTGAACAAGCAGATAACACCGGCAGTCTTTTCCGTGGTAAACGTTAAGAGGAAATAACTAGGTGAACAACAGATTAACACTAGCAGAACATTTGAGTTACGATCAGGCTAAGATTGTCTTAGAGAGCGAAGAAGATGGTAACGGCGGTAAGTCGTTACATTTAAACGGTATCTGTATTCAAGGTGATATCAGAAATCAGAACCAACGTGTTTATTCTTCTCAAGAAATTGGCAAGGCTGTCAAAACGCTCAACGAGCAGATCGCTGGCGGTTACTCCGTGCTAGGTGAAGTTGATCATCCTGCAGATTTACGTATTAATCTTGACCGCGTTAGCCATATGATCACGAAAATGTGGATGGATGGACCTAACGGCTACGGAAAACTTAAAATACTCCCGACACCCATGGGCAAGTTGATTGAAACTATGCTCACGTCGGGAGTTAAATTAGGTGTTAGCTCAAGAGGATCGGGTGAAGTTGACGGCAGCGGTAATGTTCAAGGATTTGAAATTATTACTGTAGATGTTGTTGCTCAACCATCAGCTCCTGGAGCTTACCCTACACCAGTTTACGAACACTTGATGAATAATCAAGGTGGATACCAGGCACTTAAAATTGCGCAAGAAATTCAAGGCGACCCAAAGGCACAACGTTATCTAAAAGAGAGCTTGGTGAAAATCATCAAGGGTCTCAAATAAAACGAGGAGAATCACATGTTAGATATTGTAAAACAATTGTTTGAAAACAATGTGATTTCCGAGGAAATTAAATCGGAAATTGAAACTGCTTGGAATAGCAGAATTCAAGAAAACCGTGATCAAGTTACAGCTGAACTCCGTGAAGAGTTTGCTCAAAAATATGAACACGATAAAGGCGCTATGGTAGAAGCTGTTGAATCTATGCTAGCAGATCGCCTACAAGCAGAACTAGGTGAATTGGCAGAAGACCGTCAAGGACTTATTGAAGCTCGTGCAAAATATGCAGCAAAAATGCAAGAAGATGCTAGCGTTTTAGAATCTTTCATTCTTAATAATCTTAAGAAAGAAATTGCAGAACTACACGAAGATCGCAAAGCAGTGGCAGGCAATGTTGCAAAATATGAATCATTCATTGTGGACGCACTAGCGAAAGAAATCGCAGAATTCCACGCTGACAAGAAAGATTTAGCCGAAACTAAAGTAAAATTAGTTCGCGAAAGCAAGGCTAAATTTGAAACAGTTAAGAACGATTTTATTGCTAAGTCAGCTCAAATCATCAAAGAAACAGTATCGAAAGGTATTAAATCTGAAATGACACAGTTGAAAGAAGACATTGATGCTGCTCGCAGAAATGATTTTGGTCGCAGAATTTTTGAATCATTTGCAAGTGAGTATGCTGCAAGCCATCTCAATGAGAAATCAGAGACAGCTAAACTTCTAAAAGTTATTGATCAAAAAGCTCAAGAACTTGAAGAAGCAGCAAAAATTGTTGCAGAAACACAAACACTAGTAACAAGCAAAGAAAAAGAAATTGCAGTTATCAAAGAAGGTGCTCAACGTAAGGACGTTATGTCTGAATTGTTAGGTCCGTTAGGTGGTGACAAGCGTTCTGTAATGAGCGAATTACTAGAATCAGTTCAAACTGATAAATTATACAATGCTTTTGACAAGTATCTACCAGCAGTAATGAATGGTGGCACTCCGTCTAAAAAAGCATTAACAGAGGCTAAAGAAATTACAGGCAATAAGCAGGCACAAACAATCAGCACTGAAGAAAAAGGTGCTGAGATTTTTGACATCCGCAGGCTTGCGGGACTAAAAGTTTAAGGAGAACTATAATGTCACAATTACTCGAGTCACGCTGGAGTGAAACTAAAGAAGCCCTTTTAGAAGGTCTTCAAGGTAACAAGCGTTCAGTAATGGCAACGACTCTCGAAAATACCCGCAAGTATTTGGCTGAGTCTGCTACTGCTGGCGCAACATCATCTGGCAACGTTGCAACTTTAAATCGTGTGATCCTTCCAGTGATCAGACGTGTTATGCCTACCGTTATTGCTAACGAGTTAGTAGGTGTACAACCAATGACTGGCCCAGTTGGCCAAATCCATACTTTACGTGTTCGTTACAGCGATAGCTTTAACAGCACATCAGGTACAGATACAACAGCTGGTGATGAGGCATTAAGCCCATTCAAGATTGCAGAAGGTTATTCCGGTGCTGCTGCCACTGACAGAGCTGCTTCAACAGCGGCTTTAGAAGGTACAGCTGGTAACCGTTTAAGCATTCAAATCTTGAAACAAACAGTTGAAGCTAAGACACGTAAATTGTCAGCTCGCTGGACGTTTGAAGCTGCTCAAGATGCACAAGCCCAACAAGGCATTGACATCGAAGCGGAAATCATGGCTGCTTTAGCACAAGAAATTACAGCTGAAATTGATCAAGAAGTTATTTCTTCTTTATCTAACTTAGCTGGAACTGTATTAACATACGATCAAGGTTTTGTATCAGGTACTGCTACATTCGTTGGTGACGAGCATGCTGCTTTAGCTGTTCAAATCAACCGTACAGCTAACTTGATTGCACAACGTACACGTCGTGGTGCTGGTAACTGGGCTGTTGTGTCTCCAACGACATTAACAATCCTTCAATCAGCAACAACATCAGCATTTGCACGTACTACAGAAGGTACATTCGAAGCTCCTACAAACACTAAGTTTGTTGGTACATTGAATTCAGCAATGCGTGTTTATGTTAACGGTTATGCTACAACTGATGACGTATTAGTTGGTTACAAAGGTTCTAGCGAATCTGACGCAGCAGCATTCTACTGCCCATACATCCCATTGATGTCAAGCGGTGTTGTGTTAGATCCAGCTACATTTGAACCAGTAGTTAGCTTCATGACACGTTATGGTTATGTTGAGTTAACAAATACTGCATCATCACTTGGTAATGCAGCTGACTACTTAGGAAAAGTTGCTGTTACAACAGCTAACTTGAAATTCTCCTAAGAAGTAGTTCAAGTAAAGCAAGTTCAAAAAGGACCCCCGGGTCCTTTTTGTTTGACTTAAATATCTATATGCACATTACATCAGAAAAAGATTTTCCAAAAATACGACAGATGATTAATAAATGGAAACAACGTTTTCCAATGTTTAAACACGATGTTGTTAAAATAGAAAACATTGTAGAACAGTTTATTAAAAAATACAGTGAAGCACTAATAGGCTATAGACAAACACATAAAAAAATTTATTTAGAGCGTGCCCAAGAAGCCATAGACGAAATTAATAGGGTATTATTAACGGTAGAAAAAATAGAGCTTATGGCATTGCTCAGCAAAAGATAAATATAATGTCTATGAAAGAACTTGCATAGGGCAAGACTTATGGGGTAACCATCCCCGTAGACCTAAAACGTCAAATTAAGGAGAAACAAAATGGGACGTCCATTAAGAAAAGATGTGCGAGGTACAGATGCAATTAGAAATGGTATTGGTGCAAATACAGGAATTACAGTAAGTGGTTACTTTAGCTCAGCATTAGCTACAGATTATTCTATAGTTAAACAACGAGGTGCAAATACATTTGTTGTTGCAAGACAATTTGGTATGGCTAGTGCTGTAACTGGAAATACCACGTTAGGCAGTAAAACAATTACATCAGTTAGTACAGACCCTACAGATGCACAATACGAATTTTCAGTAGGTTCTGCAATACACGGAGTAGGTATTCCAGACGGTTCTGTGATTGAATCTATTGTTAGTACATCATCTATCACTATTTCTAATGCAGCTACAGCAACAAACGCAGGGGTAGCATTGTTTTATGACGGTATTAGAAAAGTAGGAAAGCTAGTTGATACAACACCAAACGCCAACGGCGAAATTCAAATGTTAGGATATGTTGGTGGTAACGGTGCTC